CCTCTTGACCCCCTTCACCTTCACCACCTTCACCACCTTCACCACCTTCATCCTCCGTATTGCTGGTGGGCTTAGACTTCTTAGCTTCCGATGGAAACATTAGTCTCCAATACTTTTTGGCAAATCCCGATTGTCCTCTTTTTCCATACTTATCAACAACACCAGCCCACTGCACTTGACCCGTACTTCCCTTTTCATTATCGGTAGCCATAATGGAGCCCGTGTCAGACTTATATAACTTTATGTTTCCCTCAGGCCATGTGGCGGGTGCTTCGAACTTCGCCTCCCCAGCAGTACTTATAACTGCTCGGATCTTATCCTCTTCGGACATACCCTCTGCCTCTTCCTCACGCAAAGAGAGTTTAAACCTTCTCTGCCTAAGTAACTTATAATTATCTAATAAAGCGTAATAATAGTCCATGATATTCTTATTATAGAAAAAGCCCAGCCCAGAATAATCCAGGCTGGGCAGATACTATCTTTTTATTTTTCTCACCTATGTTTAACTATTTAGAACTCGAATCGCCGTGATCCATGAAGTCGTAACGGAATTCCACCTCAATAGTATGGAACTCATTAGTCCCATAATTAAATTCAGCAGTCTTCCATGATTTGGGGTATACCCCATACACAGTAGTCTCATACTTAGGCTTACCCTTAGGGTCCAAGTGTATAATAGTAGCCTTCGGTGCCTTAAAGTTACCTGCGGTCTGCATTGTACCATTCATAGGATCATAAATGGACGTATACCAATTCCAAAGAGTTTCTGATATTTTATTTTGATACTGATTATCGAAGGTCACTGTCAGAGCCTCAGGACTGGACTTTCCAGGATAGAAGACCTTATCATTAACCCTGTGTACTTCAATATCCTCAGAAGCAAATCCTATCTGCGTTACTTGCTTTGCAGCCAAGGTCAGGAATTTGGACTCTACCCCTGCGACAGTAGTAGGTATCTCGAAATGAATCTCGAATTGATAAGCTCTTACTGAATCAAGACCTTGAGAAATCAGAGGAAGTGTAACCCCATTCATTCCTCTTTTACTATCAACTATTCTTTCTGTTGTCATTTTTATTTACTCCTATAAACTTCCTAGTTGTGCTGATTGATTAGTTAGATTCAACTCGAAAACTACCATTTCTGCGGTCTTGGTTGGCTTAATTAAAACCTTAGTCCACATTTCGTTTCTGTCAACTCTAACAGGTGTATTAGTAGTCTCATCACAAACTACTCTGAACTCTGTAATGCCTCTTCTTCGAGAGATATCATCTAACATTGGGTTTAGAATACCCTCTACTCTTTCCCAAGTAAATTTATCATTAGGCTCAAATACTAATCTTTGAGTAGAGGCAAGAATCTGCTTCTTAATATAAATCATCATTCTACGAACATTGATTCTATCAAGTGCAGTGGGTTGTCTCTGCGTAGTACGTTGTCCGAAGATAGCGATACCATTCTGGGGGAAGTTAACGATGGGATTCAGGCAGTTACCACCTGAGTACATTGAGTCTCTATCCCCTTGGTTGAGGACAACTTCCACATCCGTAGGCTTGGTCAAGCGTCCACGAACAAAGCCAGCAGGTGCAAACCACGGGTCTGCCACAGCATCTGTAACACCTATCTGACGGGCTCCATAGATCTCAGGGGCAAGCCAACGGTCCTTCTTGTCAAAGACTTGGAAGACCTTAACCCAAGGCCAGTACAGCGAAGCGTAAGAGCTATTAATAGCTGCTGTCCTTGTTGTAGCAAAACCATTACTCCAGTCAATAGCATCTCCTGGTTTTCCCACCGCAAATGGTGGGGATAAGAGTGCAAGGAAATCTGTAGTTCTTTCTGCGACGGTAACTAATCCATTCTGGATAGTTTGGTTGTCTCCTACTCCAGGTCCTGGAGCTATAGCAAGGGAAATATTAAGAACTGGGTCGTCCAACGCTTCCATTCCTGTCTTACCGCCGTCCGCTTTAACTTGTCCAATAATAGCAGTTGCTGTCAAAGCAGGAGTGGTTGGGACTCCATTATTTCCCCCTGCAAGATTATAAGTACCTTGAACAAGTTTAACAAATCTTGGGTTAACGGTGGTGGTGGTGGCTATGGTGCCATTGGTCCCTGTAATAGTTCCACCCACTAAACTGGCTAGAGGCTTCTCAAAGGAAGTTAATGATGTAACTGCTACGGTATCATCATATGTACCAGTCGCAAAATTTGCAGTTATATAGTCTGATGTTCTGGCATCATAGCTATTACCAATATTTGTCTCTAAGAATGAAGAGGATAACATTCCTGATTTAAAGTTTTCAGCGACAACACCCAAGTTATTAACCTGTTCAATAGCGTTATCAGCCCCGTTAACATCAACCTCAAAGGATACTCCACTAGTAGTTCCGTCTGCCTTGGTCCCAGCGTTGTATCCTGCTCCAGGCCATATACTTTTAACAAGGTAGGAAACAGAACTTGTATTCATAATAGTCCCCGAAGCTACACCATCTGCTGTGGCGGTTCCCGATGCTCCTAGATAATCTAACGGTGAAATCCCCTGAACATCAAGCCAATCCCCCCCTGTTGAAGATAGAATTTGCATCTGGCAGTCTACTGTTGCTAAACTTCCTGCTGCGGCACCTACAAGGAAAGAAGAAGCATCACCCGTATTTCCGTCCGCAAAGGCTCCAAATCTATCAGCGTCTAAACTTCCTCCAATAACTTTCTTCAAAGCTTGAATAGTGGTTGCCCCCTCAGAAGCAGAGGCTGTGATTGTCCCAGACGGAATAGTATAAGTTTTAGCATCTACTATTTTTGATCTAGCATTATCGTATGTAGTAACAATAAATCTAATACCTGAAGTACCAAGGTCAGCACTTCCGATAGCGGACATTCCAATATCAGTTGGCCTATATTTAATGGGACCACTGTGCGTACCACTTACCTTAAATGCGGGACATGCTCCCAGTTGTACAGCAGCGGAAGCCTCTACAGCTACAGCGGTATCAGCGCAGCGAATAAAGCGCAGAGAGTTTGTAGATTCTAAAATCTCCAATGCACCTTCAAGAGCTTGACCCTTAAGGTCTTCTGAAGGCTCTCCAAAGGTGTCAATAAGACCCTGTTGTGAAGTAATTAACTCGGCTTTTCTCTGATTAAGTCCAGCAATTGGACCTCTCGAAGCGAACCCTACAATACCCACAACAGAAGAGTTTAGGGTTGGTGGGTAATCAGAGATATCTTTCTCTATAACATATACACCTGGACTTACGAAATTCGGCATTTTAAATAATCTCCTGTTATGCGTCTCTAATTGCTATTAGATTCCGTAATTGGAACCTTATAACGTGATCAGTAATGTATGAAGCAGGGACCTTTATTGTCTGTTTGGGGGTTAGATAAAAATCCTGGACCCCTTTGGGGGTTCTCAGTGGCAAACTCCAGCTCTGTAGACTTGTGTTGGTAATAGACTTCATAATTGTTCTCCTTAGTATTTACTACTTTAGTAGTATTTTTTTATAATTTTTTTTAATAGATTGTACTATCTGTATTAAATTCTTCAATTTCTCCTGTAGAAGTTATGAGGAATTTTGGATTAGGGATATATCCCTCTAATTTAACGGAAAATGTTCGCCTGAGGATCCTGTCCTGACGGTCATCTGCCTCTAATGTTGACCCATCTGTTTCTTGATCCAAGAAAGCAATGGCTGAATTTGTATGAGAATTCTTTATAACTAAATGTGGATTAAAAAGTAATCTTATTTGTTCTATAATTTGATCTAAATTAGCTTTGTATTTAGACCAAATATTTATTTTATATTCAATATCTAATGCTCTTGGAGCTATACTTACTACTCTAAATGCTCGTTTTTTCTTCTCACTCCAAAAAGACTCATTAACTAGCGAGAAAGAGGCTCTTCTTCTGGGGTCGGCATTGTTTGAGGAGTTTTGATCTATAGAAATTATAGGAAGAATGATATTATTCTCTTGCGTTAGTTTTGCTATCGTTCTTTCTGGATTAGCATGAATACATTTAATATCAATCAGTTTTGATTCTGAATTAATATAACTTAAAGTGCCTAGTTTAGATATAATAAATCGCAAACTCTCTTTATAAAACATGGGAATTTGGCTTACTTTAGTAGTTTTTTCATAGATAACATCTCTAGCCCACTCAGTAGCACCCTTCTTTTTCTCTAAGTCTGGGAACTCTCCCTTAGCTGTTGATTCTATGCTGTTTGTTTTAAAGCTCATCGTAAGAGTCCTCCAAACTTTGAATAGTATTTGGTCTTCCTAAAGGATCTGTAGTTTTTGACAAAGGTGTGTCCTGCACATCCAACGAATCACGGAGGAGTTTAGCGGAACATACTAAATGATAAACGCCATACAATTCAAAGCTATCTTCCTGAACCTCAAACACTTCATACTTTTGATTTTGGAACCTTGGCTGAAGTACATCTCCTGCTTTTATATTTCCACTAATTCGATGTTCCATATAGCTTTTATTGAATATAAATACTTGATCGTTTGTAAGCTCTATACCAAACTGGCTTAGATTTTCTTCAATCACTTTAGGTTCATAATGTCCATAAACTATAACAGGTTCTTTTGTTATGGGCTTATTGCGCTCTTCCATATACACATCATCAAATTGAGACTCACCTTGCATGTACGGAAAATAAAGTATCTCAGAGCCAGAGATTTTAATTAGCTCGTCGTCCACTAAATTAAATAAATTAATATCAGGATTAGCGGGGTCAAAAAAGTTTAATTGGCCTGTGGATTCTTCTATATGAGGAATTGGCATAGAAGGTCCGTTGGCTTTATAATTATTATTCATTAGTATGTTGAGAACCTTGCTGGCTCTTCAAACTCATCAATCAATCTCTGTAATAGTTTTTCTTTTTCTTCTTGGCTTTCCTTAAGGAGAGCATCCCCATTAAGTTTAGCACCCCCACCAGGAGATGGGACTGTTTGGTACTTGCCTCTAATTTCTCCAAGTACTCCTTTTGCACATGCTAAGGCGTACTGCTGAATCCAGTTTCTATATGCAGGATGTAGGGTATCAGAGTTTAGTCCTCTGTAAATAATAATAACAACTTGATCATTAGTGACGGGCTTAGGTGTTATATGTAAATACCTATTATCCAATACAGTAAAAGACCCCTCCTGACCTAAAATCTTTCTAGTCATTTCTAGATTTTGCTGAAGAAGATAAAAATCCCCTATCCCAAAATTTTGAAATAAGAAGTTATCTTGGAAGTATTTTATAAAAAAGTCAAATTCTAAGGTCCCAGCCTGAGATTGAATAGAAAGTAAAGTCTTCTTGTATACTACATACTCTAAGTTATTTAAAATATAACTAGGTATATCATAAGTATTAATACCAGCGGTTGTCTGAAACGCTACAAACTGTGTAGAGAATAGAGGTGCATGATTATACATAGTACTAATAGACTCATCTATACAAGTCTTTAGTTGGAAGGGCGTAAGCTCTACTCGTACAACAGGGTGTCCCAATCTGGCTAAGATAAAATCTTTAAGAGTCTCCTCAAAGTGGCTCCACTCTACTCCATCTACTATGGTGGTAGCGTTTAATTTTTCTATATCTATTTCGCCGTTAGGGGTTCCATCCTCAACATTCTTTCCCCCATATTGGGAGAAACTGTTACCGTAGGCCGCTAGTTTCGGTTTTATCGGCATTAGTTATCCTCTTTACTTTCTTCGATACTGTCTTCTTCTTCTTAGTAGTTTTAACTGGCTTTGTAGTTTCAACCAATATAAATTCAGAAGATGGAGGAGAATCTATGTCTACAACATCCCCCCTACTAATACTAATTAGAGCATCTTCTACTAATAATACAGTTGACAAAGTTCCATTATACCTATATTTCATAATAACCCCTTTAAGTTATATAGGTAAAAAATAAGGGCTTAGATATTTAAATCTAAGCCCTTATTAATTTCTAACAGTAGTTAGATATTATGCACCAACTACGTTACCTCCTGCGACAGCAGAATTGGTAGTCTTATTACCTGGTTGGAATAACCAGTTAGCAGAGAGACCAACGAGTCTAATGATTCGATAGAATCTTGACCCTGGTGAAACAGCAGCTTTGCCGTAACGGGTCAAGATACCCTTCCTTGGTTGGAAGGTAAGAGGATCAGTAATAGTTGGGAGCTGCTGCAATGGAATATACGGGCAATAAACAAAGCCAGAATCCATAGGACCAGAGCCCTTATAACCAATCATAATCTCGTCTTCTGGGTACATAGGATCTACATAGAGATCATACTTACCAGCAAACTTACCCTTGTACTCAATAGAGTTAGCAGTCATATTTGTTGGACGATCAGCAGCTTGCATACCACCTTCAAGCTTCGCAGCAGATTCAAGCATAGAAGCAACTAAAGGTGAAGTAACTACCCAAGTACCTGGACCACGGAAGGTGGTCTTGTAGATATCATTTGATGCAAAGTTAATTGCAGCAAGAAGGTTAGCATACACATGACCAACATGCTGTGGTGCAAAAGCAGTTCCTAGGAACGAACTTGATAGGTCCACTAAGTAGACATTGCTGTTAGTTCCTGACGGATTAAAAGCATCCTTATTAGCAAAATCGTAAAGATATTCACCAGGAATAAAACTCTCAACACCCGTTCCAGCAGTAGGAATATGTTTTGTACCCGTGTTCTTGAAGTCGTTGGAGTTGCCGTTGTCGAGTGATCCTCTGTCCCATCCACCAATATTAGAAGGATCGTATGATAGCATACGAAGATCTTCAATCAACTCACGGTCAATTTCAAGAGTAAGTTCCTTAGACAGGAGATCAGTAAGTTCGCCCTCCATATCAAGGTTGTGATACGCACGAAGATCCTGAGCTGCCTCAAGAGTCCAAAGTGCTCTCATCTTGCGTGTACGAGCAACAACGGGTTGCTGCTCAATGTGCATATTGATTTCAGCAATTTCGTCGTCTGAAAGAGCCTCACCAGCAGAAACGCTGTAACCAAGAATGGTCTGGCTGTCGGGCCAAGAAGCAATCTGACCCCCCATTGTGGTAGACGGTGCACCAGAAGTGTCACCTAAGATAGCACTGAAGTTTGTCCCTGCTCCACCTGCAACGTGGCCGTTGCCCGTGAAGATAGAACTTGCAGTATTACCGCCATAGGTCAGGCGATACTTGCTATAGACTGTCTCAGTGCGTGGTGTCTCGCCCAGATGGCGATCATGGCCTAGATAAAATATCTGCGAAACGGGGCCACCCATAGGCTGAACGCCTACGATGCTGTTTGCGATTAGTTGCGGATACACGCGACGAATGAGGGGGAATGCAAACTTTTGGAATGTACCAAGTTTACCCACTGTGGTTGGCGCAGCAACCTCGTCCACTCTATCTGCATTTTCAGATAGGATCGACTTAGCTTGATTCTCAAGAAGCTGCGCTGTGACCTTACGGGTATAGTCATTATTAATCCCCTCAAGTACGGGTTCCCACTTGGTTAAAATTTCTGGATTTTCTTCTAACATGTGTAAATTTTCCTTACTTAAGATTTATCAGAAGGCATGAACTTCATGACTTCGGGGGTTAAAAAATCATTGAACGCCCTTGGATTGGACTTAGTGATTTTCTTATTGTCAACATCTTCTGAGATGATAACTGCTTTTTCTGAAGACTTGAATGGCTTTTCCTTAGATTCCTCTAAAATTGAGACTGCCTCTAATAGTTTAGCCCTATCTTCTTCAAGCTTTCCAACTTTTTTACCGAGAGCCTTAAGCGATGTCTCTAACTTTTCGGTTTCCTCAAAAGATTTTCTGAGTTCTTCCATCAAGATATCAACTTCACCTTCAACTTCTCGCTGCTCTTGGACGAGATCAGAAATTACATTATCCTCATCATCCTTCTTCAATTCCAAAGCCATCAAAGTTTTAACTGATTCAAAAAGGCTAGCATTCCTAATGGTTTCGTCCTCTTCGTGCAGCTCTCTAACGGCTTGGTCCTTTAATTCATCTACTCTCGCTCTAAGAAATCCCTTTACTTTAGCTTCAAGCTGTAAAGTTTTCTCCTCGACCTGTTCGCAGATGATGTTATTTACTAATTCTGCTACATCATTGATTGCTGCTTCTGAGAGCCCCTCAGGCAGTAATTCAGCGATGGGCAGGGTTTGTTCTTCTTTAGTTTTTTTCATAAAAATAAACTCCAGTCATTATAATATTTACATATAGCATCTATATAGTAGTAAAAATTTTTATTTTTTGCTTAGTTTATTTTTAAGCATAGTAATAAAGATCTTTTCCGATTGGGCTTTTTCATAAGTTACCCTAACTGTATCCTCAATAAACTTTGAATTACTCTCCTCATTAACTAATCCAGGGAAGGCACCTTTAGTGGAGGGATCAGCTACCAAATCAAAAGTTACTAACTTAAAATCGTCATTAACCATAGATTTGCCGTCTGACCGTTCTTTTAAAGATCCCATACCTCTAGAGGAAATACCAAGCTTTACTCCCCCCTTAATTAGAGCCTGAGCCACCTGTCCGCATGGGGTATTAAGTATCTCTGCTTCCCCATACATCTCATTTCCTCGCATTTCCAGCACGGTAACAAGATGGGAAACATTGTGAAGCTTTACCGCATCTTGAGTTGGGTGATCTAACTCCCCCATTAATCTCCGCTCAGTAATTGCCTCACCTAATCTTTTCATTTCTCTGACAAGTAGTTTCTTTTCATAAATTCGATTATTATGATTAGGAGTACCCGCTCTTTGGAAAATACCTGCAATTTTCATAGTTCCTGAGCTTTTAGATTCCTCAAGAATTTGTAAATTTTCAATAATAAATGTATCTGAAATGAACATTATTTGCCTTTCTTAGCTTTAGCTGCTGCCTTCTCAGAATTTTTAATCTTATTCTTTGCGCCTGGACCATATAGTTTTTCAAGCCGTGCAGATTTAGTAGTTCCGTGCTTCAGCATAGTTCTAACCGAATGAGCCTTCATGCTTTTAAAATCAGCACCTGGAGTAGATGATCCAGGAGTAAACCCCTTAGCAATCTTTCCCTTGCTTTTTAATCCCCAATCAGCCTTAGAGATAACATAAACCCTATCAGCCCCCTCTGTACTGAACATCTCTCCAACCTTTCCCAACCTTAATGCGTCTGCAATGGTTGGGTAGATACGGACTCTAGACTTCTTAGCCTTAACGGCTCCCTTCTTCTTCGGGGAGTCTTTAGGGGCGGTATACTTCTCTCTGCCCTTCTTAGAGCCTTGACCAGACTCAGTTCTCGTTTCTAATATAGTAAATAGGGTCATCAGTCAACCACCTTACTTCTAAGCTTTTTCATTAAAAGCTCTACAATATCTTCTTCTTCGTCTTCTTGTTTTTTGGGAGCCTTTTTAACTTTCTTTTTAGCCTTCTTTTTCTTAGGTGCTAAATTGGGCGTAAACGCACCCACCGTATTAATTTCAGAAAGGGTTTGCTTAACTTCTACCAATAGATCTCTAATTTCTAACATCATATTCGCGAAATCGTTAGACTCAACAACGGGAGCAGGGGGGGCTGGGGTCTCTTCTAATACTGCCTCCCTATTTTCCACGATACTTTGAACAAAATCGTTAGGAACCTCAACATCAGATATGTCCACCTGATCAGTAATTCGGGGGGAATATATGGAAGTATCAGATTGAAAAGAGGGCGCAGAAATTGTAGTGGCCCTCTTTTCAATCTTGTCTTGTGCTAACAAATTTTCTGCAAAATCTCCAACTGAAAATTCCATAATTTATTTTCACTTACCCTTTGCAGAAGCCTTAAGTTCTTTTACCTTCTTCATAACTTTAGACTCTTTCTTTTTGGACTTCTCATCTACATCCTCTTCATCTTCGTCTTCGTCCTCTTCGTCTTCGTCTTCGTCCTCCCCTTTCTCGGGTGGGAATCCCATATCTTCTGGTGGTACAACTCGCCCCCGAAACTCCTCAAGCTCCTCTTCCTCTTCCTCTTCGTCCCCCATCTCCTTAACCTTCTTAGCCTTCTCCTTCAACTTAGCCTTCTTAGCCTCGCCAATACTATCTAAAGCTTCACTAATTTGATCTAAATGAGCCTTCAATTGCTTGTCTGTAATCTCTTCAGCAATAGTGGACTCACACAAAGGACAAGTAACGGCAACTTCCTCTACAACCGCTCCCTCTTTTAGAGAGACACGAGCTGCGTCCCAAGCAGCGTTTTTAATAAGGGATTCTACAAAACTGTTTTCAACTAAAATACGATCTGACATAAGATTTTTTCCTTAATTTAATTAGACAGGACAATAGATATGTCCCTACAGTGTATTTACACATTTCGATAAAAATATATTATTTTTATTTTTATTTTGCAGGCTATCCTCCCGCAAAAACATTCTTTGACCCCGTAGCAACTCTAGTACACCCAGCAATACGGTCTCCTACCCTTCCACATCCTCTTCCATTTACAAAAACTGATTTACTGCCAACGGCAATAGGGGCAGTGTGGGAAGGTCATGGGCTTCCAGGAAGCAAGTGTACTGAATTATGATCTCTTTGTCTTGATATACCTAAACCATTAGCTATAACATTGGACGATCTCCCCTTCCTGTAGGGGGTGCTACAGTGAGTAACGTCTGCATCGCCATATCTTGTAACTGCTGGCATCTAGTTTACCAAAGTATGTCCTTAAAGGCTGGGGGGAAGTATCCTATTTTAGGGACTGTCTTTTGATTCTGGTCGCTCTCCAAGGATGCTCCTCCACTTTTTAATCGGGTACTAGATATATAGGTCTTCTCTGAATCTGTCTTCTTTACAGAGAATAATTTGATACCATTTAACTGCCCGAAAAATAAGCTATTTATTATACCCGAAGATAATTGGCCCATAGATAAATCAAGCATATCAGTTATATCCATAAAGGAAAATAGATCTCCCATAGGAAGTCTTTTACCTAAGTTCCCATCTTGTAAATCATAATTAGTATCTATATCAGAAAGAGTAGTTAAAAACTTACCTAATATAGATTTTTTAGATGAGAAGCTTTCTCCTGTTTTAGATAATAACTTTATTTTATCTCCAGCAGAGAATGCTTTGGTAAAGTTTATAGCATTCAAATCAGGCTCACTGGCCGCATTTAATCCAGTTGTAGCTTTAACTGGCTTAGTAGAAACCCTACTTTTAGTATCGGAGAATGGGCTCATTATAAAAGACATACTCCTAGTTAGTGTTTCCCCCTCAGGGTAGGAGTTCAATATAGATCTCCCTTGGAATATATTAAAATTAGTTTTATCTGTGGGGAATATACAGAAGTCGGTTAGTATTCTTCTAGGGTATACATTTCCATCTAATGGGATATCTAAATCGTTATAAGTAACTTCTATATAAAATTCAGAGTCCGTGGCGTTAGCTTCTAAAATAAAATTCCAAACAGGATCATCTGCTGGTATGTAGAAGTTTTGTCTAGGACCTGAGAAGGCAGCTACTGTAGAATTAAAATCATCATCACTGTCGTCCCCCTCCTTCCATACCCTTTTGTACTTGGCTGTAGTAGTTCTTAGAAGCCCATCAGGGGTTGAGGGAGGTTGGTCGGTAATGCTACTACCTACTAAGGAGTACAGCATAGCATCAGGTATGGAAACACCATCAGTCACCTCAGTACCAAAGGTAGCACTTACATTGAGGTCAACACTATATTCACTAACCGCATTTGGATTAGTAGAACGATCTCCTAATAGACCTAAAATTACGGATAGTTCAGATAAATTAAATTTATATGCTTTATCCCTATCCGAATAAAGAGCTACACCGCGTATAGAGGAGTCTCTACGAACTACGGGCAAAAACTCATTCGTCTCAAAAACATCTTCCTCTGTGCCATCTCTTTTTACAACACTTATAGCACTATCAGCTTTAAACTTTACACCACATATAGAGGAGTCTCTCCGAACTACGGAAGCCTGAAGACGAATATCTGTGGGGACGATATAGTGCCTTTGTGCAAATCTAGAGGCATCCCCAGACTCTGTATATTTTTGTGGATTTAAACTTATTTTCTTATTTCTTATGAGGGTAAGAGCAGTATTTCTATTTGTTATTGGATCAGAAAACGTAGGAAGTCCATTTGGAAATACCGATGCCGCTCCTTCGGCAAGAGTACTAAACAAGCGCGGATTATAATCACCAATAACACCCTTGTAGGTTGCCTGTTTAATTGCAGCTAATAGATAAGCACCTATATTATACGATGTAAGATTTTGATTCTTTAAAAAATCTAAACTATTTATTGTTTGCTGGCTGAGAGAGTTTTTAACTAAATTAGTTTGATATAAAAATGACCCAATAGTAACCCCATTAAATGGTACAAAAGTATTTGCCCCCTTTGAAGATAGCACATCTTTTAGAACTAAACTTAAGGAGGTTGCGTATATTCCATTAGGATCTAATCCTAATCTATTAGGAGTCTGTGTTGTTGCTAACTCTAATATATCCTGATTTGCCTCAATTCCATAATTATATTTCATATCATAAGGATTGAAAGCTGGATCTGCAAGAACTAAAGACGTAATAGGCTCAGACATGCTAGCAGGTTCTGGCATCCACTCTTCGGCAAGGTATTTCTCCAATGAGAGTGGTCGAGGAAGACCTCCTGGACCTATTGGGTACTTTGGTCTTCCTGTTTCTGGTGGCATACGGATGGGTCCTCCTGGTGGAATTGGTGTTGGGCTGCCTCCTCCTCCTCCTTGAGAAGATCCTCCTCTTGGAACTTCACCCTGTTGTCCCCCTGTGGGTGCTCCTGTGCCTGTCGGTTCAACGAGTCCCCCTCCAATAGGATCTGTTGTTCCTGGTTCTGTTGTTCCTCCTGTTCCTGTGATTGTTCCTGTTCCTGTTCCTGTTGCTCCTCCTGCACCTCCTGCTCCTGCTCCTGTTGCTCCTCCTGCACCTCCTGCTCCTGCTCCTGTTGCTCCTCCTGCACCTCCAGGGC